TTTCTTGGCATTACATATCCTCAAAAAGTGTCAGGTTGAAACGACTTATGTGACTACGAAAAATGGGGTGTGTGGAATATGATGTGGAGTTCATTTTTTGAAACACGGGGTATGGGTTCACAGCTTCCTCGCTCGAATTTCTTTTCCAGTCTCGATTCGGTGGCATGAAACACAAATTGTTTCAAGGTTCAGTGGGTCAAAGAACAACTGTTCGTCACCCCTCGGTGGAATCCTGTGATGAACCTCAAGTCCATACGCAAACAACTCACCACACCTGCAACATCTGAACCCATCACGCTCAAGAGTCTCTGCCCTTAGCTTACGCCAGCGCACTGTGTTGTACAGTTCCTCATTGGCTCTCTTGGCTTTCTCGAATGGTTTGACACCATTATATATTCTTTTCTCTTTGACCTTGTTGCGATGCTTTGGGCAATACCTCTCATCCGACAGGGCATTGCATCCTGCCTCATTGCATAGGATTAGCTTGGGCATCAGGTAACTACCATCACAAACAAACGGATGAGTCCTGCTGTCACGATAGCAACAATGAACCAGCCAATAGCTTTACCTATTGCATTGATCAAGTCATGCTCAGTCATATCAGCCCCAATGCCTTAGCCTTCTCAATCAATCTGTATATCTCGATTGCCTCATCCAATTTCTTTTTCTCTTCTGCTTCTGCTTCTTTCTCTTTCTGTGCATCTGTTTCATTCATTTCGATTCCTCCTCATCTGGATCAAACAAATACCCGATAGAATCCTTTCTACATTTAGAACATCTTAAAATTTGAATAAGGTCTGTCTTATGAAACTCATACCACTCATGCCCACCACCACATGGACATCTATCCTCTGGGTCTATTGTTGGTTCATATCCTTCAATTTTTTGCATCTGCTTTCCTCTTCGCCCGATAATCTTTTTGCTGATGCTGTTTGCTACAATACTTCTGTCCACGTTTGCCGATGAATGGCTGACCGCAATGTTGGCAGATGCACTCATACTTTGGCTTCAAACTCTCACGCAGATTGGCTAAATGCTGTTCACTAAATTTGTGCCTTAGCTTCCCAGCACTTATTTTGTCCTTTGTATCCTGACTGCGAGGTTTACCCATATGTGATGCAGACATCTTTTTCTTTTCTTCTTCAGATTTTCTGCGTCCCTTACCGGATTCACTCATTCGCTTCTTTGCTTCTTCAGTGTGTTTGTAACCTTTATGCATTATAGTTCCCTCACTTGCTTCCATGTTATTTTCAACCCATCTTTGTACCATGCCGATCCATAACTGATTATTTTGTCTTTATTATCTTGCGAAATGGAGAGCAATAGTTCTTCATTTAATTCAGTCAAATCGGTATGGATTATCTGGTGACAATGTTTGTCATAGATGATGTAGGATGGCGGATAGTTTATTATTACCCTGTGCTTCCTTGGGACTTTGTTTACCACTTTCCCCTTGAAATAATCGGGATGGTCTATACGCCACTGGATCAATGCCTGTCTTTGTTGTTCAGCATTGCGGTATGGCATTACTCAGTCCTTCCGAATTCGCCGTGGTATTTCTCACTGGCTATGCAGTAGGCTTCATGGGCATCTTTCGGGTCATCATAATATCCAAGGAAAATCTTTTTCTTGTCGAGCTTGATATAAGCCGCCCATTTCTTGTGGTAGGTATTCCAACTCGCGCCTTTGTATCCAGATGTACTGTTTAGATTTATTTGCCTGTTCATGCTGTTCTCGTGCTGTGTGCATATCCGTAGATTTGATTTGCAGTTGTTGGCTACATTGCCGTCGATGTGATCCACAACCTTGCCATCATTGACCTCAAGGTGCATGATTTCCCTGTGCAGATATAGTGGCATTCGTTTGCCTGATGATGTGCAACTGTTTCCATTGGTGATGATTGACTTCAGTCTGCCATTTTTGCAGTACACTGGATACCATTTACGGGCCAGCAGGTATTCATCCTCGTCATCAATATAAAATTCTATCGGCTTTATTCCTTTCGTATATGTTGTAATCATATATTTACCTTATTGAATCAACCGCATTGTTGCTGTTGAGCAATAATTCTTTCGGAATCTTGTTTATGAAATACTGTTCCAGTTTGAATCTCAAATCTTCATCAGGAATATCGTGCATCAGGGTGTGGACTTTGACCTGATCCCAGCCACCAGTTTCACGGATCGCTTGGTAAAGTGTTCTGTCTGGATAGCGGATAAAATCCTGTTTATGAATAGACAACCGTTTATTCAGAAAGTTGGTACTGCCAACGTACATACGACTGTCTGGTAGTTCAAACAAATAGACTGTGTGGTTTAGTTTTTTATTTTTATACTGGCGTACTAATTCTAAACACTTTTCTTTGTTTTCTGTATAATACTTGCGGTTAGCCTCAGTCCTTTGTTCCTTGTTTTTTTTATTATATTGACGATAGTATTCAGATTGTTTTTCTTTATTTGATTGATACCATTTTTTAGTGCGTTCCCGTGCTTTCTGCTTTCTCTTCTCTTGTTTAGTCATAATCAAATTCTCCTATGAATTTAACTATGCCTAAATCCAGTGTTTTTTTAGAAAGATGATTAAAATAAAAGAACCAGTCCGTTGGGCTGGTTCAGTAGGAGTGTAAAGAAAACCGATTTGAATGACTACATTAAAGTATGCTCAATTACCGCCATTATTTCGTCGGCAACCAGTTTAATGAATGAAAAAAGAAAAATTACACCCATGACTACAAGCAGTCGTATGGACTCAAGAGATGCTGGAATAAACATCATGTATCCCATGGCAACACCTGAAACAAGCATAGGTATATAGACAGTAGATTTACTTACCATAAGTCTGCCTTCTCCAAACAATTTTCAGATTCCACTTATCGGCCATCGCCTGTACATCTTCTGGCTTCAACGATCCGCGATAATCAACCACATAGATTGAATAGGCAGTGCCATCAACCGTATTGGTTATCAGCTTATGTTCAACAGTGGTCATGTCTGGGTAGCTGTCTATTGCTGTGTGAGCCTCTGATCCAGTAATCTCAAGTCGCTCGTAAACATCGAGCGAGCAATTCAATTTTCCGATTGAGTTAAACATTTGATCCTCCTGTAATCCTCGTCTGAATGTCAAGAATTTGTATATCCAGTCCATCGAAATTCGGGATGCGGTCATATACCACAGTTGCTATCCCATTATGGAATTTCAGCTTTTTTGCGGGCTGTATTGCCTCTATGGCAAGTGTTACATCTGCCCCGCTCATGACTATCTCATATGCTATGCTCATTTGTATCCTCCTTGGAATCTCATGTAAAGATTATATCAGAAAGTCGCCAGATTTCACCCAAAATCATTCATCTTGTGCATAGCTGATATAGCGTTGGTACTTGCTGTCAGGCACCCTTGTATCGACACGCAAAATAGTGCCAAGTTCCTTGAAGAACCGCATTTGCCTGTAAGGGAACTGTCCAACCGATGTACACCAGTCCCTGTATTTCTTGTACAGAATCCGTTCATCAATCCCTTTGAGTCCTCTGGGAGAAACTACATTCAAATCATAGACAACATCGAATTGCTGTATGAACTGATATGCTGAATTTGATTCCGAACAGATAGCATCCACTGTTTCGGCCTGATACGCCTTGGATATGTACATACCTCCTGATTTTATTTTTTTGCTTAGATGCAGACAGAATGTAAATAACGCTGGCAGATACGGCTCCATATTGAGTTTGTAGAAATCAAGCACTGGTGGGAATGTCTTGGTGAACTTGATGTTGAGTATCCGTCGAAGGTCTCCATGTGTCGTATTTTTTAACCGTGCAATATAGTTGCTGGATACAATGTTTTTTGCTGTAGGACGGAATGTCCGACATCCTGCCTCATATTTGACATTGACTGAGATATCGTCACCACCAGTCATTTTCTTGAAAAATGTGGTGTCAAAATCATCAAGATTTATTTCACCTGAAATGTTTGCGTATGCCGATTCCAGCACTTCTGATCCATCCTTGTCGCCTGTGAGCTTGCTTATATCAAGCGATGTTACAGTACCAGCAGGAAAAATCTTGGTTATCATTTTCAAAAGCATCGACTTGCCATTTGATCCATCGCCAACAAGGTAAAAAACTATATTGAGGAAATCCTTGTCACAGAAAATAATGTAGGCAATCATGTAAATGATTTGTCTCAGGTCAACACCCCATTGATAAATGACCCTGAACAGATTCCCGATTCCATCCATGTTTTCTTGGAACTCAAAAGGAAACATTGGATTTTCTTCCTGCCTGATTTCATCGGCTGAATCAAAGACATCCTTATGGAAAACATAATCCCCTGTCTGCTGGTCATAGTCCAAAGTTCCATTGGGGAACAGGTATTTCCTGTATCGAGTCCGAACCATCACATCAGAAAGGCGCGTGAAGTCATTATTTGCCATCACAAATTCTTTCCTGATTTGTGCCCAGTTCAACTGTGATGTATCGACACCATCGGCCTTGGCTTCGGAATATATTTTTTCCTCGACGCAAGTTTTTTCTCCATTGGGAACCATTTTCCACAGCTTGTCATACTTGTAAAAGCACTGCCTCTCAATGGAATACTTGTATTCAGACTTGTTGAAAATCTTTTCGACCAACGATGGAATATCCTGCCATTTTACATTGACAAGTTCTTCATTTGTGAACAGGTCAGATGGTTCAAACTTTTCATCTGCTTCTATGGCTTTTTTAGCCAGTGGAGAATTGAGCATTTCAATGATTTGTTTTATCCGTTTATCCGACAACTTATACATCGAGTTCCGCCTTCAAGCGATCCTTTTTTTCCTTGAGCGCCATTACATTTTTTTTCAACAGGCGATACAACTCTTTGAGTTCCATGATTTCCTTTGACTCATCTTCATCCGACAAGGCAAATTTCCTTCCAGCTTCAGCAAGCAAGCCTCTTATATCAGCCTCATCTTTCTGGTAACGTATAATCTTCTTGTTGTATCCATCCAGCCATTGGAGGTAGTCCTGCATTTTCACCTGTTTTTCATAGGCTTTCTTCTGAGCCTCGATTTCTTCAGCCATTGCTGTCTGCCTTGCTTGCCAGTTTTTTTCATATGAATCAAAAAAATGTTGAGCCGCATAATCCACTGTAAACTGCTCAAGCATATCCTCATCATCAAGTGGTCGAAAAATAAAATTATTATTGTCATGCCATTTGATGAAATACAGATAGTTGTCCTTGTGAACCAGTATTGGCATCTTGGAGTTATTGAGGAAATAGGTATTCTTGAGTGATATCAGGGCATAGTCATATCGGCTCAATTTGGGAACTTCAGGGAAATACTCTGATCCATCAAGTACCCAGAATACCCGCTTGTATTCATCTTCACGGGCTTGGACTTCAGCGTCAGATATTTTGGAATGTTGTATCTCTATGGCAAAATTCAGCTTGTTGTTCCAGACATCGGCCCTGTGACTACCAATCACTTTCTCAAGTTCCATGTCAGGTGACAGACTGTATAATCGCCTCGCCATGGTCATGTGCCACTCTGTACAAAGTTCAGGGTCTCGCGGCAAATGGGTTGATTGATCGTAATCGGCAAGATGGGCAAAATGTGGTGTATTCACCAATCCTTTCTTCAGTATCAAAGGTTGATTGCATTCCTCGCAATAGTATTTTTTTTCTGCCCCTTTGGTTTCATTGAAGGCGTATACCTTGAATCCTTCGTCTCTCATTGCTGTCAGCATATTCGATTCTCCTTTTAGAAAATAAAAAAGCCGCACACATCTCACGGGCTTGGCGGCGCGGGATGGATACGGCTGGAACAATCAATCTGGCGGCACTGATTTTTTGCCGCCAAGCCTAATCAGTTCCATACATTTAAGTATGCTAACTTGGACTGCAATTTTTGTTCATTTGGTCAAATTCGCACGGAATTCGCTCCTGACTCCTATACAACCAAATAAATATATTCTTCTGTACTACCAAATAATTTCAAATCTTTGTAACAATAGAACAAATGACCATTGAAGTATGGGTGTGTATGACAGGTTGTGCCATCTAATACTACAGGTACTATAGGTAGTATACCATGACAAATTGGCTACTAATGTCAATGTTCGTTTGTTAAAAAAGCCCTGCTTTCGCAAGGCTTCCCCCCAGTTCAAAATTAAAATTTATATTTCAGGCTTCCATGTTCCCTGCTTTGACACCAAGATTGACACCAAAAATAGCATGGAAACAACAGGTAGTAAAGAGAAATAATCGGTAGTAAACAGAAGTGATTAAATACCTAATTCCTTATTTGGCAATGAAATATGGAAGCAACAGGAAAATACGGGTAATAATGGGGAATATCCATTTTGGAGGATACCCCCGAATATTATTATCGTAATTACTTATAGCACAAGCAATTACTTGATCGTGACAACAAATAATGACACTTTTCAAATTTGCTTCCATATACCCATTATATCGGCATTTTGAATTAAATTGGAATTAAATTGGAATAAAAAACCAGTCCACCCCGATGGTAGACTGGAAAACCGAAGAGCGAGAAGGAGGGTTGGAAAACGCTCCCGATTTCTATTTTGAAATTGACTTTTGATATTCTTCTTCAATTCTTTTCAGGGCATTTTTATACCGTGCTTCTACAGTTTTTTTAATATGTTCCGCAGTATGCTTTCTTCCCTTCATTTTTTCTGATGCCCTTTTTCTTGCCTCTTCAGACATTGGCGTATGTCGTTTGTATGCCTCTGGATTTATCATTTCAAGATTTTTCCTTGTAATACTATTATGTTCGCCTTTTGTGATTAGCACCAAATTTTGGATTGTATTGTTCATCTCATCCTCATTGATGTGGTGGACAACGTGTGTTTTCCCTTTTGGTAATTCACCCTTATATTTTTTATATACATACCTATGTAATAGTTTCTCGTCCAGTGGGTTGGGATTTGTCTGAAATCCAAACTGAATGTAATATCTTTTTGTTACCCATTTACTCTTGAACGCTTCTAATTTCCAATAGTAACCATCAAAAAGCACAACATTCTCGCCTCTACAATAAATACCTTCCATATAATTCCTCCTATAGTCTTTTAATAAACTATGCTAAAAGGATGTATTTTTTGGAAGGTATTCAATTATTTTTGCATAATAATTATTCCTTCAACTACGACTATAATAATCAGTCCTGCAATGCAATAATTTTTAATCTTACTCGATCCTGTCAATAATTCGTATTGCATCAATAAGCCCTGATACGTCATCAATAATGACTTGTAGTTTTTCTCCGCTAATAGCAGTGCTTCGTTCAAGCGAGACAACTGTTCCCCCAGCGTCGCTTGCAAGTCGCTTTGCGTCAGCAAGTTCGCTTGCAAGTCTGATATTTGAGTCTTGAGCAAGATTATATAGTCGGATTGCTTCTGTAAGTCTTGCTGATAAATCAAGAGATTCTGCTTGATATTTTGCAGTCTGGTTATCAATTCTGCTTTTGGCGATGAGATAGGCTGTGCCCCAGCCGCCCCCAAACAAAGCAAGAGCAAGCAGAACAACAACACAAACTTTAACAATCTGTTTTTGCACACTCTTTGTCCTTCTTATTATTTAGGTAACGCTTCCTTGCTTCAGACATTTTCGCTCTTGATTCGGCTGATGCCTTTTTGCCGATATTTGCTTCAGATAATTTTGCACGGGTTTCGTCAGATACTTTATGTCCCATCTTTGCTTCAGACAACTTTTGTTTGGATTCTTCAGAGTTATGGTGTCCCATCCGTGCCTTAGACATTTTTACTCTGGTTTCGGCTGATGCTTTATATCCCAAACAATACTTGTTTCCCATCCCTGCCTCAGATATTTTTCTCTTGGTTTCTTCAGAATGATGACTGCCTGTTTTATGAAGACTTCGATGATCCGCTCGCGTCATCAGCATCAAGTTAGCAACACAGTTGCAGTTCTTATTTCCAGAACCAGAAAAATCACCTTTGCCATCTCCATGATGCAGTTCATATCCATCAGGAACTGGGCCGTTTATCAATTCCCATACATACTTATGTACATGAACTTGTTTGCCATTTTTACTAATTTTCCAGTAGCCGTAAGAATCTTTCCACATAGTTGAACTCCTTATGAATTCAACTATGCTAAAAATGTCTTATTTATCTTTTACTCACGCACGAGGACTTTGCACAAACTGTCTACCCCAACATCTGTGACGTTTAAGCGAAACGCTGTCACTGGAAACGTAAAATTCGTCTGAACATAATTTCCACTTGTAACAGCATTACCAGAGTTGACCCATTCTGCGGTTCCAGCATTAGTGTGTGCCAGATCGTCGATTGTATATTGAAGGGTAACCGAAACTGAATTGGTGGCAACCATTGCTCCAATATCCACAAACGCATTGGCACCATCCACTACGCCAGCCTCGTCATGGGTGAAAATAATTGTGTCTGTCGCACCAGAAAGTGTCCAGCCAACAAAATCCTCTGATGCCCTGATGAGTGTGGCAACCGCTCCGACAGATTCTGTTCCGGCAAGTTCAAAAACTACTGGTTCACAGTCATCAATGGACACTGATATTTCGCCAGCGGAATTCGGGGCATGGGTAATCTGCATGGTGGTGATGGCGGCAACTTCCGCTTCACCCTCTTCGTCAACAGTGATGGAAGCAGTGCAACCAGTGGTGTCAACGTCTACAAACGCATTGGCTCCTGCGGCTTCGCCGACTGCAATGGCCGTAAAAATTACTGTATCGCCAGTGCCTGATAGAGTCCAGTCAAACCAATCCAGCGCCGCCGCCCGTATCATGGCGGCTACATCGGATGCAGATTCAGTCCCTGCCAGTGTATAGGGAACAGGGTCTTCGCCGTTGAGTGCTAAAGAAATATCACCTGCTGATGTCGGTGCGCCTGTTATCTGTAGCGAGATAATGGCTTCTGTTCCTGCCGATCCAGCCTCGGTGATGACAAAACTGGCAGTCACGCCAGTAGGGTCATTTTCCTGTCCGAAGCCGGGTTTTATTCCGATGACGGAAACAAGTCCGCCCTTGAGTATAATGGGTTCTGTTCCTCCGAGAACTGCTGTGGAAATGTCAGCATGAAGTTCCCTTGAATCCAGATTGGTCTGCTTGGCGGTGTACATTGTATTACTTCCTTAATATAGATTTCACTACCTTCTCCTGCTATGCAGTTATCATGGTAATGATGGATTATCTTTCTTGGTTCCTTAACGCTGTTTAATTGTTTCAGACATTTTCTTTTGTGCATTTCTTCTTGCTTCAGTCCATGGTTTTCCTTTTCTGGATGAAGACATTTTTTGTTTAGATTCATCGGAATGATGTTTACCAAGATTACTCTTATTGCCTAAACCGTATTTATTTCCTATCAATTTCTGCTTTGTTTCATCAGAGTGATGTTTTCCATAAAATGGATTATCACTGCCGAAACGATGTTTTCCAAACATCGGATTATTTTCACCAGTAATCTTACCTGTTTTTGCCCTACTCATTTTAACCTTAGCTTCAGCAGAATGATTGCATCCAGTTCGATGTAAAATAGTATGTTCCCCACGAGTCATCAGTTGTAAGTTTTCAATCCTATTATCAGACTTGTCATCATTGACATGATGGATTAAATCTTCAGTTGTATCCACCGTCGCTTGAAAATGATTCTGCCAGACATAGATGTGCTGTAATCCGTGAATTTTATTTATCCAATAACCTTTTGTAGTTTTTCGCCAAATAATACCGTCATAGTTGAAATTATCCATAGTCTACCTCTTAGTAGAAACTATGCTTTTTTGGCTGACTCAATCCATTTCTGAGCGACATTCGCTGAAATATAGACTAAAGATATGAATCCATAGAACTGGAAAATAGTTTCCTTGGGCATATCTACAACAAAAATTGATGCTATTGCCAATGCACTCCATGCAAGCCATACATGAAGTTTCCTTGACTTTAGTTTTGGTGACAGTTTCATAATGTTGGTTGGACGATAAAACTTTTGATTTCTGTATAACAGACAGAATCTCCATTCCGTACATACGCCTGTAGTGTATATTTCCCAGCGGTGTCGAGGTCACCATCTTTGATGGTATAAACAATGCGAGATTTATCCTGTACCGATCCAGCCCAGTCCAAATCTGTTTCTGAATTTGGTTTATGGACTATAAATCCTACGCCAGTATACGCACCAGTTATGTCCTGCAATATATTAAACTTTATGGTTGCTCCGATTGTTCCGACATACATTATTTTAATCCTCCGATGAACTCGATTGTATTTAGATTTATCTTTCCAGAATAATTGATCCTATCGTATAGAACTCCTGATAATTCCAAGCCAGAATATAACTGACCCTTGAACTCCATATAAGTCCTGAGCAGTGTTTGTATAACTGAAACCCAAGTTGCATTGGCATCAATTTGGTCAGTCAGTTGTACAATCCTGTCCAACGTAAAGAAAGCACTTGCTTCAGCATCAAGGCTACATATCAATTCAATGCCATGGAAAACAGTTCCTTCTACACTCATGGCAGATGTCTGATTTATAGATGCCAATATATATATGAGAGTGTTGAATGTTACTAAAACATCCGACTTGGCATCCACAAAAGATGTAAGCAAATGTGTGAGTTCTGGATTCATGCTGGCTTCGGATGAACCTTGAATTAAGGACACCAGTGTGGCTATATGCTCCATGGTCAAGGCGAAATCCGAATGCTCTTCAATTACGCAACTGCCAGTAAGTTCGATGTAGGCTTTGGCATAGAGTTCTGAATGCTGATTGAAAATGGATGATAAAATTATATCCAGAGACAACCCTGAACCAACTGTTGCATTAGCCGCCATTGCATCAACCAGATCGCAAAGTCTCAAGATGGCAAGAGATAGTGATGTAGTCGATGTAATATCTGTCCGTAATCCAATATCCACTTTCGCTCTGGCCGCTGTATCAGCAACTGCATCTATAGCCAGTTGTAAATCTTTGGATAATTGTCCATAGGCAGTGGCCGATGAAACTGTTTCTATAAGGGTTTGTAATGCCTTGATTGCGTCAAGCCCTGTGCTTGTACTTGAGAATGCTTCCATTGCCAACTGCAAATCCCTTGCTCTTTGGACAAATGGTGTGACGAAGGCTCGTGCTTCAATCTGGGTTGTAAGACCCAATGCTCTATATAATTCAAAACCAGATTCTGCAACTGCTGAGATGGAAGCGGAAAGCATTTTCTCCATTCCACCAGATATACCCATTGAGGCTAATGGATTGGAGTTAAGTCTGAGTCCTATAGTCTGGTTTGCCAAAGTGGAAATCTGACTCGACTGTTGTATGGTAGTATTAAGACTTTCTGCAATCAATCCTAATTTTGATTTATATGCTTCATCAAGATAGTCAACATATGAAACTACAAATCTATATTTATCAAGAGCAACCAAATGTGTTTGATTAGTGTGTGAATCCTTGAATACATATTCATCCGAAAATGATATGCCGTTGCCATCAATGGTTGCAAGAAGTGATACACCATACCGAGCATTTGTTGTCGGATAGTGTCTATCCTGAAATGATATTATTGCGTGTGACTCATCTATTCCGCATACATTTATTTCATTGGTTATATTACTATCATTGAATATATACTCATCATCAAATACTATTTCTGTTCCATAAATCCATGCTTGCTTACATATACCAAAATAGTTATATGATTCAGGATCGTGATAGGCAATAATGACACGATTGTTATCCAAAGCGGAAACTGACAATGTATAAGCAATATCGACGTTGTAGTCAACAAACGTGTAAAGACTACCAAAAGACAAATGACCAGACTGATCTACCGTACCTATTACCGCTTTTCCAGTGTAGTTTTCTCCTCCGCCAACAATAATAAACTTGTTATCAGAAAGTATTTTTACATTGTTTGGTAAAATACTCAGATTGAAGCCTGAATTGACATTTGGCAATACAGTTATTATTTTCTCTGATACACTGGCATATAATACTTGTGTATTAGAATATATAGTTGAACGATATAGTACAACAAGTCTTGAATCTGATATGGCAGTAACTGTAGCACCGCCTAAACCAAAGACTTCATATTCTTTGAGTAGATATTCATTCCCAAATGTTATAGAACCATTTGCTATATCTCCAATCTTTCCATATAGGTTTGTGGTATTCCACTTCTGATATACTACAACGATCTTTTCAGGATTGAATACTGATATCCTATAAAAATCACCCAACTGTGAATTACAAAATACTTGTTCATCTCCATAAGTGAAACTATTACCATCCAATTCACCAATTTTTATGTATCCATATGTTGAAGTCATGTTTGCCACAACTGTATGGGTGGTATCCAATTTCTCTTGTATTATTCCATATCCATTGGATTCTGCCATAAATCCAACGCTTGTATCAGAATAATCAGTAAATAATACATTTGATAATGAAGCCTTATCAGTAATATATAGTCTTAAACCCATATATTTTTCTGGCACTATTGTTAGACTGCTACTTTCAGATATGGAAGTAGAAACAATCCATTCTTTTGACAACCTAAGATTTGTAGTTAAAATAACTTCAATCTGTTGTTCCAATCCAATTATTGCTTGCGCTGTTGGAATAAGTGCAACTTGTGTTTCAATACCGCACGACAATTCCTTGACTCTATCCAGACCAGCAGACACTGAAGCTGATGCAGAAATGTTGGCATACATTGCTGTGCTTTGAACATCCAGTGAGGCAGAGGCATATGCAGAAGTGGAAATTGATGTTGCCAGTTCTTTTAACCTGTCAAGTGGAGCGGCTATTGTTGCTTTGGTTGAAATGGAAAGTGACAACTCATTAAACCTGTCAAGTCCAAATACTCCTGTAGATGATGTGGAAATATCCGCATCCAGTTCCTTGAACCTGTCAAGTCCAAAAGTTCCAGCAGATGTTTTTAATATGGA